ACAATAAAGAAGACGACGGCGGCGGCGGTGGTGGCGAACAACGGGTCACTACTATCGAGAGTATTACCCGCGCGCTTGAGCAGGAACTCGGCAAACGCCGCGAACTCTTGGGGCTGCACGGCCAAGAGCGCAGCATCCGAGAGTCATATTTCGCGCTTGTTGAGCAACTTGACACGCAGGCGGACGCCTACACCGAAGCTGAGTTGATGCGCGCGGCGGCGCGGATTGAAGCACACCAGTCCGAGATCGACCGGATCAAAGATATCGACCAGATGAACAAGCAGATCCAGCAGTCCGCCGCCAGCGCCTTCACGGCGTTTGTGATGGGGTCCAAAAGCGCGAACGAGGCGGCGAAAGACTTGCTCAGCACCTTGGCAGAGATGTTCCTGAACAGGGCCTTCTTGCAGATCGCCCAGCGGTTCATGCCGACCGCGTTCTCCGGGTTTTCACCGGCTGGCGCAGGCGGATTGAACGCGCAAGGTAACGTTTTCGGAAACGGCAGCGTGATCCCCTTCGCGCGTGGGGGCGTTGTGGGCGGCCCCACCATGTTCCCGATGGCGGGCGGACGTAACGGCCTCATGGGTGAAGCCGGTCCCGAAGCGATCATGCCGCTGAAGCGAAACGCCAGCGGCGATCTGGGTGTTCAAGTTAGCGGTTCCGGCGGCGGTGGCGGCACCATCGTCAACGTCTATAACCAAGTTGGTGGTACGCAGGTCGAGGAGCGGCGGCGCACCGGCTCAAACGGAGTCGATATTGTGGATGTTGTGATCCGCGAAGTGCGCCGGGACTTTGCCAGTGGCGGGTTCGATCAAGCAAACGGGCGGTTCGGTAACGCCCCAACCAGGACAAAAAGATGACCGCTTATTGGCCCCTTGACGCATACCTTCGACCCTTGCAATCCAGCACCGGGGGTCCGGTCTCAAACAGGTATGAGTTTCCTACCGACGCGGGAAACCCTATTGTTCGGCGCCGCACGACTGCACGCTTGGAGCAATGGTCGCTGGAGTTCAGTTTCCCGGACGCCGCAACAATGGGTGTGTTTGAGGCTTGGGTTCGAAATGACCTACTTGACGGGACGCTGCCGTACATCTGGCGGCACCCCCGAACGCATCTCATCGCGCGCTGGCAGATGACCGAAACGCCTTACACTGAAACCAGCGCGGGCGGCACGAATATCCGAGTCGCGTTCGCGGCTCTGATGCTGCCGGGGAGAGTCCCCCTTGCACCCTATTTCGCTCCGAACAGCGCGCGCGTTCCTGATTGGGTGGCGGATTACGCGGCGGACAAATACTGGATAGATGGCGTCCCGGTGGCGGCGGCGGATCTGTCGGAAATCACGGGCGACTATCTGGTGCTTGAGCAGAGCGCGGCATCCACACAACAGTTCCTTACCGTGACATATGCCGGTGACGTGCCGCAGACTGCTCCAACTGGCGTGTCTTGGCTGTCGGGGTTCCTGCAATGAACCGCGACCTCACCCCCGCCGTCCATGCGGCTCTCAACGCTGAGGCTAGCGGCGATGTCACGCTGACCTTTGCCGAGATCACGCATCCCCTGCTGAGCGCGCCTTTGCGCGTCGTGTCTGATGTTCTGCCGTATACCTGGAACAGCGCAGAATGGTCGCCGGTGATGTTTGATTTCGAAGCGGTGAACGACAACGACAGACCGCCAGAGGCGCGCATCACCCTTCCAGCGATCGACCGCACGATAGCGCAGGCACTGATCGCATTACCAGAGCGAGCACGAATTTCAATCTGGGTGCTGACGAGCAATGACTTCGACCTGACACAAGAGCCGCGCGTGACTGTGCGAACGCCGGTCCCAATCATGCAATTCCTTAATTTCGATCTGATGGACGTGAGCGGCACGGCGCGCGCGGCGAGCGGGCGGTTGCTGCTGCGGGATTACACCCAAGAGCCGTATCCGGGCTTGCGCGCGACTGAATCCAGAACACCGGGACTTTTTTCGTGAGCGCGTGGTGGGCAAAATACATCGGGACACCCTATACCGAGGCGCATTGCTGGGAACTGGTGCGGCGAGTCTACGCTACGGAACGGGGCATTGATCTACCGTCCTACGGCGAGATTGATGCGGCAAAGCTGGTCGAGGTCGCGCGGGGGATGGCGGGGGCGCAGGCAGATGAGATATGGGTTCCGGTGACGAACGGCGAAGCGTTTGACGTGGCGCTCTTGCGCGGGCGGGCGCAAGTGTGGCACGTTGGCGTGATGGTAGGACCGCGCCAGATGTTGCACACCGAACGCGCGACCGACGCGGTGGTTGTTCCTCTGTCCCATCCGCTTATTGCGGGACGGGTGACAGGTTATCGAAGGTATGTCGGATGAGCCTGCATTGCGTCTACCGCCCGCCTTTTGGTCAAATTGCTCCTCGCATCCAGAAACTCCCCGAGGGCCTTACGTTGGCGGAACTTGTTCCGCTGATGACGTTGCCTTCGATATTTGAAAAGCACGGCACGATCTGCCTTGGCGGCAATGAAGTGCCGCGGGGGGCTTGGCATCTTGTGCGGCCGAAAGCGGTCACAGGCGGCATCGCCAATGCGGTGACTTTTCACGCGCCCATATTGGGCGGTGGCGGCGGGGATGACGGCAAAAACCCGCTGGCGTTGATAGCGGCTATTGGTCTGACGATCCTGACGGGTTTTGTTGCGGGCGGGGGTTTGGTAGGAGCGCTCGGCGCGAATTTCGCAGCGGGCACCATCGGCGCGAACCTTCTGGCGGGCGGCATATCTCTTGTCGGTAGCCTCCTGCTGAACTCCTTGTCGCCCCCGCCCACGCTTGGCCAAGGCGGAGCCGACGCCGAGCAGACAAAACGCGACGCCAGCGCGCGCGGAAACATTCTGGATCCGAATGGTGTTGTACCGCGCGTCATCGGCCAGCGTCGGGTTTTCCCGTCCTTCCTGGCCGAGCCGCTGGTGACTTTTGATGGCGACGACGAAATCGTTGAGGCTGTCTACGGCCTTTCCGGGCCTCACGATCTTGCGGACATTCAGATCGGGGCCGCGCCAATATCAGATATTGAGGGGCTAGAGGTTGAAACCCGCCCCGGCCTACCGGGTGATCGCCGCTTGTCTCTGTTGACGCGATACGCGCGAACTGAGTCGGTAGGCCAAGAGATTCGGGGGCATCGAGTTAGCCAAGACAACGGCACGCTGTTAGACCCTGACATCGACGTGTCTCTGGCAGTGCCACAGTCGCAGCTTATATCCACGCGGCGCGCACCCGCGCTACACGAAATGCAGATCGCCTTTTCGCAGGGTCTTGGCCGTCCATCCGCCCCGGAGGATCTGGTGCGTGTGCCGCTCCGTATTCGCATCCGGCTGCGGGGCGCGGCGACGTGGCGCAACCTGCCAGAACTGCATTATCAGGGCGCGGACTTTCGGGCGTTGCGCGCGACGATCCGACTGGTGTGGCGCGCGCCCGGCAATGAAGCCGCCACAGCGGCAACGTCCAAGGGGTTCGTTGCGGCTTTTTCTACGACGGCGGCACAAAGCGTGGCCCCCGCATCCCCGGCATGGGTGGCGGATAGCTACTTTTATTCTGGTTCTGGGGGAACCTTTGTAAACCAGAATACACTTGGGACCACGGGTATCAGGCGCGTAAATCTTTCTCGGGGTGTAGCTGAATTCATCCTTGATCCGGCAGATTTCGAGCCGGGACGCTACGAGGTCGAAATCAAGCGCGGCCACACGATCCGCACGGCGGCGTTTGCTGACGCGACGTATCTTTATGGTGGTGTGGCGCGCGACTTCTTTGCCTATTTCGGTCAGCCGGGGCAGATTTCTTTTGGGCGCGATGACCTGTCGGACACGCTGACTTTCCTGCGATCGGTGTCGATCTACAATCAGAGCCCGGTCACGACTGACGACTTTGCCTTGATTGCGATACGGGCGAGAAACCTTAACATAGAGCGTCTGTCTGTGAACGCTGCGGGGCTCGTGCCGGATTGGGATGGCACGGGCTGGACAGGGCTGAACATCACCAGCAACCCCGCGCCACATTACCGCGACGTTCTGGTGGGATCGCAAAATGCCGATCCTTTACCTTTGGGTAATCTAGATAACGATGGGCTTCTGGAGTGGCGCACCGCCTGCGCGACCGCCGGGTTCACATGCAAGGCGCTGTTCACCGACACGAGCGTTGGTGACGTTCTGGGCGTCATCGCGGCGTGCGGGTATGCCCGACCCTATCAGGCAGATATATGGGGCGTTGTTCGGGATTACGACCGATCGGACGAAAGTCCTGTGCAGCTTTTCACGCCCCGGAACAGCGCGGATTTCAAGTGGACGAAGGCGTTCAAGGGCTTGCCCGATGGTTTGCGGGTCACGTTTGACGACGAAGCAACGGATTTCGAGGCCCGGCAGATCAGTGTTTTTCGGCGCGGGATCACACGCGATAGCGGACTGATGGAGCAGGTCCGATACGAGGGCGTGACGACCGAGACGGCGGCAATCGCGCGGGCGGAATACGATCTGGCGCAGTTGGAAAAGCGCGCCACCTTCTTTTCGTTCGATGTCGCGGCGGACGCACTGGCCTGTCGGCGCGGGTCTTTGGTGGGCGTGATCCACGATGCCGTCGCGCGTAATGTCGGCTTTGGTCGAGTGGTCGGCGGAGGGACAGCGGGCGTCATACTGGACGCGGCTATCCCGTTTTCCAACGAACCAGAGGTCTACGATGTCACGGATATCTACGCCGTTTCTGACGTTTGGGTATTGGGCGAGAGAACCGAGGCGCAGATCCGGTATCCTGATGGGGACGTGGTGACTATGGATCTGACAAACGCCACAGGACAGGGCGATGAACTGACGTTTGCTTCGGTCTTGGACTATGTGCCAGAGGGATCTTTGATCGCCACGCGGGTCATTGTCACTGAATACCGTCGTATGATAGTGTTCAGTATGACTTTCAAAAGAGATTTTGAAGCCAGCCTGACGTTGGTGGATGAAGCCCCGGAGATATTCGCCGCATGACAACGCGAAACCCCTTCCCCGCATCGCCTCTAACCGGATCAAACTTGATGACCGGATTGAACGGGCGCATGAAAACGCTGTTCAACGCGGCGCAATTCCCGCTGACATCGGTAGGCGGCACGGCAAACGCGGTGACGGCGACTCTTGCCCCAGCGCTGGACAGCGACGGTTTTCTGGATGGGATGACGTTCACCCTGACATGGGGCGCGGCGAACACCGCCGGAGTGACGCTGGCAATCAATGGCGGGTCGCCAGTGCCGGTGTTGGGACCAGACGGCCTTGCCCTCCCGGACGATTCCATTGGCGATGGGCTTCGGTCGCAAATAACGTATTCTGGTGGCGACTTCGTGATGCTGTCACCGACTTTACGCTCGGGTGGGGCAGGAGGCGTTCGGTATTCGTTTACTTTCACCGCGTCCGGGACCTGGACGAAACCGGTTGCTTTGCCCGACGCGACGCCCGTTACGATCCAGCTTTGGGCGGGGGGCGGTGGGGGCAACGCCCACGCCGGCGGCGGTGGTGGGAGTTCCGTTACGCGCATAATTCGGGCTGGTGATTTAGGCGCGACGGCCACAATCACAATCGGGGCGGGCGGCGCTGTTGGTGCCGCAGGGGGTAATAGCCTATTTGGATCAGTCTTGACGGCTTACGGGGGGGCTGCGGGTTCCGGCACCTCCTTCGACCCTGTGGGCGGCGGCGGCGGCGGCGAACTTGCGGCAGGTTCTGTCGATACGGGGGGCGCAGCGGGTGGCGGGGCTGGCGGGGGTGGCGAAGTAGAGGCTGTAGGCGGCCCTGCGGGAACGATATTTGGTGGTGGTGGCGGTGCCGCTTCTGGTGTTGGTGGCGCAGCGGTTTACGGCGGCGGCGGCGGGGCGCGAGTCGGGGCTGGCGGGGCGAGCGCCTACGGCGGCAATGGCGGGGCAAATAACACGTCTGGTAGTGCCCCGTCCGGTGGCGGCGGGAGAAGCGCATCAGGCGCGCGCGGAGAATGCCGGGTGTGGATATGAGACTCGCGCAAGTCGAAAACGGCGTTGTCGTAAACGTCATCGAAGTCAACCCTGAAAACCGACCTACTTTTACGACGGGCTGGCCCGAGGCGGGCGATGCAGGCCCTGGATGGGTGGTTGATGGTGACGGGTTCGCGCCGCCAACGCCCCCAGCCCCGACGCCCGCTGAAGTGCGCGCGTCCATGCCCCCGATCAGCCCGCTTCAAGGCATCCTAA